TGTGCTTTTGACATGACGGCGGGTTTATCCGTAAGATTCCAACAATCATATCTGTAGTCACAAAACTTACAGTTACTGTTTAAAACAGTATTACCTGTTGCTTTACCTCTGAATGTCTCAATCTCAGGTTCAAAACATCTCTCAAACTTATTTGTATTGACAGTAGCAACTGTGTCTTCAATCTTTTTTATCTCGTCATCTAGATTGAGACCACTTGCAGGTACATATTTAAAGTGACCATTGGCTTTGTTTACAACCCACCAACCTCCTACTTTCTTGCCTGAAGCTTTTGCATAACCAGCAAGTTGTCCTACATAACCAAATCCATCGCCACTACTTAGTGTGTCATAGGATTCAAACTTATTTTTGTAAGACCAATCAGATGCTGATTTAACATCATCAACTGCACCGTCAATAACTAAGTCATAAGACCCAGAAACATTATCATCTTTTAATTTTAAGATAACATTCTCAGAGTCTTGATAATCAACTTTAGCGGCTTTTAACAAACCCTTGAAGACTGCCTCAACTATATCTCCTAACATCATGTTCATCATAAAGTTATTTGATTTAGGTAAAGCAGTTTCAGGTTTATTCTTTTCGTACCAAAGTTGACATGTAGGTCTACCTATGTTTGACATACGTAACCTAAAGTCTTTTCTCTTAACCTTGCCACTAAATTGACGTTGCAAAGCATCTCTTACATCATTTGCTACTTGGTCTATAACCTCATCTGACATATTAGATTTACCATTGACTGCATCTGTCATGTACTGATGCAACTTCAATTCAGCGACATGATTCATTAGTTATTCCCTTCAATGTCAATGAAAGACTCAACAGTTTCCATCTCTTCAGGAGACACAGGGTTTTGTCTAGTCTCTACCTTTTGTTCCCATTCTTTACAGATGTAATCATTAAAGTTCTTTATCCAATCAACAAAGTCACCAAACAACTTTTGGTCTTCCTCTGAAACATCAAACGCTTCACCAAAGTCTACTTCTGCAATAGGAGTATAGAAACTACTTCCATTAGGTAACTGATTTGCTTTAGTACCATTGAGATGTATTAGATGCTGTATAGGCAATCTAGATTTCTTAACGTACTCATTAAACTGATCGCCTAATGTTTTGAAAGCATCCTTGTTGTCAATCTCCCATATAAATGGAACATCTCCTAATAGTACAGCCTCACCTTTTTCATTAGTAGGCTCATCCAATGTAACCACACCAAAGATAACACGAACACGTTTAATCTGTCTGATTAAGTCTTGCATGTCTGGTGCTAAAGCTTTGAAGTCTTCTATGTAACCAGAGGGTTTGCCACAGTTGAATCTACCAGTGTTATCTTTCAAATCAGTATTTAAATTATCAGACATAATAGTTCTATGGAACATACCTTTTGGTTCACCTGCTTTTGCATTAAGATTTGCTATATATCTTCGTAGCATGAACCTTTGCATGAATGGGCGAATACTAACATTCTTAGCGTAGTAGTATGTAGAACCACTTTCTTCAACTACTTCTAATCTATAAGCACCACCCTCAATTACTTCAACATTAGCCATCTTACCGTTGACTTCTGTTTGACCCATCATAGGTGAGTGCCATATTCTTAGTCTGTTTAGATTACCAGACTTCTTTGGCTTTGCAGAAACCTCTGTAGCTATTCCCATAGCTTTAGCTAAATCTGCATAGCTATCCGTATTTATGTTTATTAAATCATTCATTTAATTTTTCTCCTTTCAATGAGTGCCTAGTTATATCATGCGACATCTTTAGTGTCAAGCCAATTAGTACCTATTTTTGCCTCTAATAATAGTGGTACATTAAACTCTAATTTAAACTCTTTTTCTATAAGAGTTATCATATTGTCATTAGTTGTTTTGATTACATCTAATACTTGTCTTTCTTCACTTGGGTGTACATCAACTACTATTGAGTCATGTACACTATTAACTACACAAGACTGATAAGGTTCTAACTGTTTCTCAATATACATCAGTATCAAAGGAACTATATCAGCAGTAGCAAATGACTGCACGGGATAATTCTTTATCTGTGTAAAGTTAGATATCTTACCTGACATAAGTCTTTGTACATCCGGGAAAGCAAACTGCCTACCTGACGGTGTAGTTATCTTACCTGTAGCTAGAGCTTCTTTAGCCAATCTGGTGTGCCATGATTTGATTCCTTTGTACTTTTCTGTGAAGTGCTCATAGTAGGAAGCTTCTGCTTTACTTCTACCAAACCCAGTCGCACCATATAACGGTGCAAACGTGTGTGCTTTAGCCTCTTGCCTAGTCGTTGGTTGACCAGCATCACTGATAACTTTAGACGTATACGCATGAACATCAAATCCAGTCGCAACCTCCTCAATAGCGACTTTATCTTGTGATAAATATGCCGCAGCTCTAAACTCAAGTTGTGCAAAATCTGCCTCCAATATCTTTCCATTATCCCAACGTGATACAAACACTTTCTTCACAGGAAACGTACCACCTCTAGGCATGTTCTGCATGTTAGGGTCTGCACCACTAAACCTACCAGTAGATGTTCTATGTTGTAACAATCTTACATGTAACTTACCATCAGGTTTTACGTATGTCTTTATGCCTTGTACAAAGGATGACAAGTAAGTATCTAATGCAGACAGTCTTTGTAAGTCTGATAAGAAACTCATTGCCTCTGACATATTTAATTTCTTAGCACCGTCGTGTAATATATCAAGAAACTTTTTATTAACACTAAAACCATTTGCACTTACCCATTTAGCTGATGGTGCAGAGAACTTTAATCCTGCTATCTTGTTGCTATTAGTAAAAGTGTAGCCAGTACCAGTGCAAGTATTACACTTGGGTTGCTTAACATAAGGGTTTCCATCTTTTCTAACCTTTCTCATTGAACCTGATCCATAACAATCCTTACATTTTACAGCTATAGTTTTGTACACTATGTCTGATGTCTCACTAACTACTTCTTTGTAATTAGATGTCTTCATGTATGAATCAAAGTTGTGTGTCCAAGTAGTTTTATCTTTAGGCTTTCTACTATATATAACCCAAGACATCTGCTCTGGACTATTTAAGTTGATAGGTGTGTCACCCATTAAGTTTTTAACTTGAATCTTTAGACGTTTCTCTATGTCTTGTTTCTCTGTCTCAAACTCAACTCTAACTTCCTCAAGCTTATTTAAATCTACTGCAAATCCTTTTTGATATATGTTTGCTAGTGTTAAAGCAACCTTGTTAGTTAGTATAACTGTATCCATCAACTCGCTATATTCAACAGTATTTAGTTTTCTATATATTTCATCTGATAACTGCTGTGTTGCATGTAAGTCAGCAGACAAGTACTCAGATAATTCTTCAGGTGGTATGTCAGCAACTGAGAAACCTTTCTTGAAGTATTCTTTTAAGGTATCTTGTTTCTGTGTAGCTAACTCATATCTCTCAGCACATGCCTCAAGAGACAATGCTTTTTTGACACCACGTTGTAGGACATACTCACCTAACATAGTATCAAACACAGGACCTGTATAGGTTAGACCACATTCCCATATCCACATCAAGTCGTGTACTATGTTATGTCCAATAAGTATTGTACAAGCATCTAGTAACTCTTGTATCTTTTGATGTGCATCTGTGTCTGTTGACATTCTAAACAGATATTCTTCTTTTGTGTCTGTTAAACACCCAACCATAATCAACTCATTATCTGTTTCAAATGGATCAAGGTGTAACTTACCATCTCTAGTTGTGACTGTATTTTCTACGTCAAGTGTCAGTTTCATTTAAACTCTCCTTATGTTTCTTTAAATACTTAACTGCTCTTTTTACTTTTGTCAAGTCATCTTTAAATCCACCTAGTCCTGAATTACAATGATGGCATATCCAACCTCTGAATGTTAGAGTGTCGTGGCAATGGTCTAGTACCCACTTATTTAATTTTACTTGTCCATACTTACCTACTTCTTGTATGTCTCTTTGACATATTGGACAACAGTAATCTTCGTCAGGATACTTATTTTCCTTACGTAACTTCTTTAATGTGTGGTAGTGACCTTTTATACACGATGAACACGTTCTCTTTACCTCTCCTGTAGGTATAAGTTGAAAGTTTGAAGCGGGTTGTTCTATGTGGCACTTGATACACGTATAGGCATCACCAACGACTGTTGTAGGTTTAGTATAACCAAATAAATCAGGGAAATCATTCATGCCTCATATCTACCAACTTGATAATCAAGCTGACAAGTTATAACTCCATGCCACCCAGACAACTTATTCTTAACAATATTAAGATGTCTCTGCAAATCCTCTTCGTCACCATCTTCTTGCTTTGGTGGATTCTTTGCAATCAGTATCATTAAGTCAGCCTCTGCTGCTTTACCAGTTCTACTGCCTTCCATCATAGATTGGTTCAGTAATATCTTACCCTCTGCATCAGCAGATAATTGAGACATGTAGAATACTGCACACTCATGTTGCTTGGCAATCATACGAGCATGTATGGCATTAGCTTTGAGTGCCTCATCAGGTCTAGCAAAGCCACCACTTCTAGCAAACTTGTCTCCCATATCAAGTAGTACAACATCAGGCTTGTATGACTTACACACACTCTCAACCCAAGACATATCACGACCCGTAGCATCCTTTATCTTTATCTTATCTTTGACAGGTGCATACAAGTCTCTTGCTCTGCTTGGATTAGACTTAATCTGTTTCATA